AATACATAACACTACAAAATAGCCTAAGGTGACTTTGCCCTCTTTGTAACACCCACGGGCGGGGGGGACACCCTCTGTGCGTTTGCGTAGCCCATATAAGTATATACTATGTTCCACTTACTCAAATAGCATTTTTAGATCAAAACTGCGCCCCACATACAAAAATACAATTTTACAAAATTTTTAAAAACATAGCGCGTTAGACTCAGCCGACAAACACCCCCCATCACTTTTTAAAACCCCTTTTGAAAAAATATATATAAAAATTTTTAATTGACTTTTACCTTAGTATTGCTTTACGCTGAATGCTAATCTGAACTAATGTTCTGCGAGTTATGGCCATACATAAAAATAAAAATCTGGAAGACTTCTCTATTCCATTAGGGGTCCCCCGTGCTGACCCGCAAAAAGTTTTTGCTGATATAAACTTTCAAGCAAAAAACCACCCTGATGACATTCTTTTGCATCCAACTCAAGAAGATAAAGCTTGGGCTGAACAAACAGCACAAACAGGAACTAAAACTACCCCAGCTCCATCCCTTGCTGCTGAAAAATATTTAAAATCTCACTTTAGCCAATACAATTTTGACTTGCCAACTACTCAAGGGCAATGGCAGAACTTTGTGCTTACTAAACTTGTAGGGCAAGCAAATGACCCCGATCCAAAAATAAGCAAGCCTGCTTTAGATACGCTAGCTAAGACAAGTACCGTTGGGTTAATGGTAGAACGCACAGAGTTAAGTATTACTCACAGATCAAGTGATGAACTAGAGAAGACACTAAAGCTTGCTATGCAGCGGTACTTAAATAAATCGTTTAATGAAAAAGCAATAGCCGGAGAAGTTATCCGTGCTTGATGATTTAAACGAAGAAGATTTAGATGCCCTTATTAAGGCGGCCCCTATAGCAGAAAAGGCTGCGTTGCTTGAAGTTATTCAAGAGTTAAATACTAGAAAAGAGCGGGTGCACTCACAACAAAATTTTTTAGCCTTTGTGAATTCAGTGTGGCCTGATTTTATTAGTGGTTCACACCATAGGCGCATAGCCAAACTTTTTGAAGCAGTTGCTCGTGGAGAAAAAAAGCGCGTTATTATTAACTTAGGGCCTAGACACACAAAAAGTGAGTTTGCTTCTTACCTGCTTCCCGCATGGTTTTTAGGGCAGTATCCTAAAAAAAAGATTATGCAGATTAGTAATACAGGTGAGTTAGCTGAAGGGTTTGGTCGTAAAGTACGTAACTTGGTAAACTCAGATGAATACAGACGAATATTTCCCGAAGTGGAACTCCGCACCGATTCCAAGGCGGCGGGCAGGTGGAATACTAACTTTAATGGGGAGTATTTTGCTTCTGGTGTTGGCGGTACCGTTACTGGTAGGGGTGCTGATTTGCTTATTATTGACGACCCTCATTCAGAAGGTGATGCAGTAATAGCCCAATACAACCCTGAAATTTACGATAAGGTGTTTAGTTGGTACTCGTCAGGACCAAGGCAGCGATTACAACCTGGCGGGGCTATAATTATCGTTATGACTCGATGGAGTCTAGCGGATTTAACAGGGCAAATACTAGAACACTCGGCTAAGAATGGAGGGGATAAATGGGAAGTGGTGGAGTTCCCTGCCATATTACCCAGTGGTAAACCCCTGTGGCCTGAGTTTTGGAGCATAGAAGAACTAGAAGCAGTACGTGCTGAAATCCCAGTAGGTAAGTGGCAAGCTCAATACCAACAGCAACCCACATCAGAAGTTACGGCGATTATTAAACGTGAGTGGTGGCAAGAATGGCCTGAACGAGAACCACCACCTTGCGATTTTATTTTAATGTCTATGGACACGGCGTTTGAAAAAAAGACCAGTGCTGACTATAGCGCCGTTGTTATTTTTGGAGTCTGGGAAAATCCAGAAGATGGAAACCAACCTAATTTAATTTTGCTAGAAGCATGGCGAGAACGGTTGGAGTTTCCAGAGTTAAAAGCTAAAACTTTAGAGTTTTATCAAGAATGGCAACCAGACGGGGTTATAATAGAGAAAAAAGCCTCCGGGGCTCCGCTAATATACGAGTTAAGACGCATGGGTATACCTGTGCAAGAGTTTACCCCCTCACGAGGACAAGACAAAATATCTAGGCTTAACGCAGTGTCTGATATGTTTGCTTCGGGTAAAGTGTGGGCTCCTGCTACACGTTGGGCGGACGAGGTTATTAATGAGATAGCGTCATTTCCTTCAGGACGCAACGATGACTTTGTTGACTCCGTTAGCCTAGCATTAGCCAGATTTCGTTCTGGGGGGTTTATTGGGTCTACTAAAGATAAGGATATTAATGATGATGCATGGATGATTAAAAAACGCGCAAACTACTACTAAACAAATATCAAAGGATTCCAATATGTCAGAAGCGCCAAACAGTATTTTTAAAACTATGCAGCCACAAAGCCCTTTTTTAATGGAAGATGATGACGCGCCTGTTGAAATTGATATAGGCGACCCATTAGCGCCTATTGATACCGAAGCCGATGTAGAGATGGATAAAGAACCGGGGTTTGATGCAAACCTTGCAGAATACATGGACGAGTCTGAAATGGCTGAGTTGGCCGCTGATTTATTACACGATTTTGATAATGATAAAAACGCTCGCAAAGAGTGGGAATCAACCTATATAGATGGCTTAGACCTTTTGGGTTTAAAGATAGAAGACCGCTCAGAGCCTTGGCAAGGTGCTTGTGGGGTATATCACCCCATGCTTACAGAAGCGGCGATACGCTTTCAATCTGAAATGATCTCAGAAACATTCCCAGCTCAAGGGCCTGTAAAAGCTAGGATTATAGGTAAAGACGACCCAGACATTCAAAAAGCGGCAGCGCGTGTTGTAGAGGATATGAACTATCAGTTAACTGAAAAAATGACTGAGTTTAGACCCGAACACGAGAAAATGTTGTGGTCATTAGCATTAGCAGGGGCGGCGTTTAAAAAAGTTTATTTTGATCCTGCCTTAAATAGACAGGTCAGTATGTTTGTTCCTGCTGAAGACCTTTATATCCCTTACGGGGCAAGTGATGCGCGTACTGCGGAGCGACTCACTCATGTAATGCGTAAAACAAAAAATGACATTAAAAAACTTCAATACGCAGAGTTTTATAGGGACATTGACCTAGGTGAACCCACTAGAAATTTAGACGATGTGCAGCAACGCAAAGATGAGTCAAGTGGGTATAGGGCGACTTATGACAATCGCTATAAATTACTGGAGATGCAGGTTGAACTGGACTTGCCGGGCTTTGAAGATATAGACGATGGCACAGAAGAAGAGACAGGTATAGCCCTGCCTTACATTGTGACTATTGAAAGTGGTACACAGGAAATTTTATCCATCAGACGTAATTGGGATGAGCATGATACTCTTAAACAAGCTAAGCAGCATTTTGTGCAGTATACTTATATACCCGGTTTTGGAGCCTATGGTTATGGGCTTATCCATCTTATTGGTGGTTTTGCTAAATCTGCTACTTCTATTGTAAGACAGCTAATTGACGCGGGCACGCTATCTAATTTACCCGGTGGGTTGAAGTCTAGGGGACTTAGAATTAAAGGTGATGACACCCCCATTATGCCCGGTGAGTTTAGAGATGTAGATGTGCCATCAGCTAACATCAAAGACAACATTATGATGTTGCCTTATAAAGAACCTAGTCAAACCCTATTTACACTGTTACAAAATGTAGTTGAAGAAGGACGCAGACTAGCCGCAGTAGCGGATGTAAAACTTGATAACATGAATGGCGATGCCCCAGTGGGCACTACATTAGCTATTTTAGAACGTACGTTAAAAGTTATGTCCGCAGTACAAGCGCGAGTACATGCTTCAATGGCGCAAGAGTTTAAGTTGGTTGCGGCATTAGTTAGAGACTATACGGCCCCTTCATACGACTATGTGCCGGACTTTGACGCTCCGGCAACAGCTAAAAAAGAAGACTATGACAAAATAGATATTATCCCTGTGTCTGATCCTAATGCTAGTACTATGGCGCAAAGGATTATTCAGTATCAAGCTGCTATTCAATTAGCCCAACAAGCGCCACAAATATATAACTTACCTTTATTACACCGCCAAATGTTAGAAGTTATGGGTATTAAAGGCGCGGATAAAATAGTAATGGTGGAAGACGATCAAACGCCTACTGATCCTGTTACAGAGAATATGAATATTCTTAAAAATAAGCCCGCTAAAGCCTTTATAGAACAAGATCATGATGCTCACTTAGCCGTACATCAAAGCATGATAGATGACCCTAAAATAGCTGCTTCTATGGGACAAAATCCTCAAGCTTCAGTTATTAAACAAGCTCTTATGGCGCACATGATGGAGCATTTAGGTTTTCAATATAGAAGAGGAATAGAAACTCAGTTAGGTACTACGTTACCGCCAGAAGATGCTAAGTTAAGTCCTGAAATGGAAGTACAGCTAGCCAAACTAACTGCTGATGCAGCTAAACAATTAGTACAAGTTAACCAATCTGCCCAAGCACAACAGCAAGCGCAACAACAAGCGCAAGACCCTGTAGTACAAATGCAACAAAAAGAATTACAGCTAAAAGAGCAAGAAATTAATAACAAAAAAGAAATAGAGCTTAAAAAGATAGATGCTCAAAAAGAAGTAGCCATGATAAATAATCAGGTTAAGTTATTAGTTCAAAATGAAGATGCTAAAGTGCAAGGGTTATTTAAAAGCTTAGACTTAGTAGCTAGTCAAATAACAGCACAAGGAGCGGCAGGAGCGCCAATTCAACC